CTAGTTACGGCTGTCCCGTAGCAGGGAGACCGTGTTCCGGTCTCTCTGAGTAGCCCCCTTGGGGTCTACTCAGTGCATGCTACGTGATATTTCTATCTAACATTATTCAACTTTTGTTAGATAGGGGACCGTCCAGTTCTCTATCAGAAGGGAGGAGTGCTCTGTGAATCGCACTCGCCGCCGTCATCTCACAGGGATTGATTCCCTGCGTTATTACGAGCGGTACTATCGACAGACGTCAACCGGCGGGCCATGGGTCAAGAACCTTGATCAATGGCGCAACGTCGGTATGCCGTTTTCGATAGCTCCCAATCTACAGTATACTGTAGATGAAGTTCATCCCTCTTTCCTTGACCCCGCTAATCGCGGAGGCAAGGAAGGCGATCTTGGTGGTGAGTTTTACTCCAAGCAGCAAGTTGTACGAGTTTCAAACCTCGTGGAACTTAACGCGAAAGAGTTAACGCTCACCGGACCGGTGCCTCACAACGATCATACGTTGAAGACACCAATCCACGCTCCGATTGTGGGCATTAGCAACTTCCAGACGGTAGACGAGAGAGATCTCGTTCCGCTTGGAAGCACTGCTATTGCCAGATCGAAGCCTACCAATCCCGTCGTCGCCCTGTTCACAGACTTCTCTGAGTTCTACCAGAGTGGTCTGCCGCGGCTTTGGGGTGCGGATATTTGGGAGGCAAAGTCATCGGTTGCGAAAGCAGCCGGTGGCGAATACCTTAACCAACAGTTTGGCTGGGCTCCACTTATCGCGGATGTGCGTGGTGCAGCATACGCCGCCGCAAATGCCCATAGGCTTCTTGAAGCCTATAAGGCAAATTCGGGTAAAGTGGTGAGACGAAGGTATGAATTTCCGATAGAGAGAACTCGAAGTGTCGTTGATCTTGGTCCGGCCGACGCTGCTGTGTACTTCAATGCGCCGTTCGTTACCGGGATCTTCGACCTTACGAAACCACAGCCACATCTCCTAAAGGAGACCTCGTTTTATCGTAAAACGTGGTTCTCTGGAGCGTTTACGTACCATCTGCCTGTGGGGTACAATTCCCACAATGCAGTGATACGTGCTGGAGCTAGAGCGGGCCCTTTGTTGGGGCTCGAGCTAACTCCTGACACTCTTTGGAATGCTGCGCCGTGGACCTGGGCCATCGATTGGGTATCCAATGCGGGAGATGTCGTTTCGAATCTCTCGGATTGGGCCACCGATGGTTTGACGTTAAAGTGGGGTTATCTCATGGAACATACTGTTTCAGAGATCACCTTCGCTTTGGATAGACCGGCCCGCGTACATAAAAACTACGGAGGCCCTATATCCGTCCCTGTTGCGTCGATTCGGGTCGAACTGAAAAGACGCATCAAGGCAACGCCATTCGGTTTCGGGTTGAGTTGGAATTCCTTCTCACCCCGCCAGTTGGCTATAGCGGCCGCGCTTGGTTTGACCAAGCTCGGGCGCTGACAGTCCGTAATTAGTCTCTCGCCACAGGGGCTTGAGACTCAACCTCGAGTCCTAGGAGTGATGCTTCATGGCTTTTGCCGATCCTCAAACTGTCACAATCTCTGGTGTGACAATCCCGCTGCCCCGCGTTTCGACGCAGGGTGACGAGACCATCTACCAGAGTGCTGACAGTCTTACCCAGATGCTTGCTTCCCATGATCAGGGGAAGCGGAACAGGCATCTGCTGAGGTTGAATGCTTCGAAGGTTACTTCGGATCCGTTTGGGCCGACAGAGAATGTCGAAGTGTCGATGTCTTGTTACATCGTCTTCGACGTTCCCATCGCCGGCTATACGAATGCCGAGCAACTCGCTGTGTATACTGGCTTCAAAACCCAGTTCACAGCCACTTCGGACCTACTCATCACCAAACTACTGGCTGGTGAGTCGTAACAGACCCGACGCTCGCGTACAGTTCGCTTTTCACCCTAAACAGGTGAATGGCGATCCTGTAGTCGAACGTTGGTGGGCTGAGCAGGACGTCGACGATGGTGCCGTTGTTATCAATCTCAAGCTTGGATGGAAGTCCATGCTTGTTATTGCAACTCTGGCTACCCACGTTGGCTTCCAAATGATCGCGCCCGTTGAAGGCATAGTACATGCCTTTGGCGATGCGTTTTCAGTTGGTTAATCCTGCTCACCGTCAGTTTGATCACTGACATCTGTGCATTCGGTGACGTCGTAGTTACCAATTAACCGGAGGGGAGCTCCCTGACGGGAGTTCCCCTCAATGGCCAAAGGTAAAGGAGGTCTTAACTTGCTTAATGCAAGCTGGGTCTCCTGATTGACGTCATCAGCTGAGCCATGAGGCTAAGGATGGGTTACCCTATATGAAAGGGGTCCATGAAAAGCCTGATGTCACTCTGGTCCCAGGTAGCGGAGGAATCCGCTACCTACTGCCGCACTAGCGCCACCTCTGACATTAAAACTGTCAAGAGGAGGTTCGAAGATGAGGGGTTATCGTTTTTGACGATAACCCTACCCGATCTCGGCAAGTCATTCGAAAAATGGCTTGACGAGGGTAGGGTCGGGATCAACTCCTCTTTCCGAAGGGAAAGAAGAGGAAGGCTCCCCCGATTTCTCGGAGGTTTCTTCTCCCGTGTCTTCGATCCAAATAGCGGCGCGTTGGTCGACGATCCAGACATTGAAGCAATTCTTGCCATTCGTCAGTTAACACTGATGTTTGGCAAGCTGGAGTACCCTTGCACGGATGCAAGGATCGCTTCAGCAATGACTGCTTTCGTCGATTGTGAGAAGGAAGTCCGGAAGTCGGACAGTGAAATCTCGGAGGAAGATTTCCGTGATTTCGAACGAATGTCCGCCTTGCTTTTTCAGAGTGCCTTTACTCGTATAGATCGAGAGATCTACTACGATAGGGTCATTCCGAAGC